CAAACCTCCAATGATCACATATGTCGTTAGTGTAAGGCCGTACCAGTAGCACTCCTTGCTCTCCCCTTCCAATGCGATAAAGTTTGCGATTTTCTTTAACTGTAAAATCAAGGGTCTTGTAATCAAGTCCATAATCAAATTCCTTCATGTGTAATTAAACCATCCTGTGGAGATATATTTTTCTTGAGTGTCAGATACAACACCCACATGTGGATGTGTAAAATCAGCAGGCCATAAAATTAAATTTCCTTTTTTTGCTAATGTTGTCACATTTTGAAATGGAAATTGTGTCCCCCCACCTTCTGTTACATCATTAAGATATAACATATAAACTACAACTCTTGTTGATGTCTCATAAGATGTCTCGTAATGAACAACCTTAAAACCTCCCTTTGGTTTATAATATTGAATTTTGTTCACTAGGTCTGTATTTATAGCATGAGCAATACGGTATTTTTGCACATACTCAGAGATGCAAGGTTTCATAGATGAAAAGAAATTTTTAATTCTTAAATCATTAGAATCATTATAAAAATGTACGTCTATTGAATCTTTTACATCTTTATTAATTTTTCCATCAAGAACTGCTCCATCTTTTTTATATTCTGTGTTGTCATGAAAATAATCAATCAAATCATCACAGATTTTAAGATCAACTTTATATGTCTCAATAAAATTCATGATCAAATTCTTTCATAATATTGAGATTTAACATTTGTAGATACTAACCACTCACTTAAATATTGTACCGCATTTTCTGGTTTACTGTGAGATCCACAAGTAAAAATGTCACACATTGCAACACCTTTTTCTGGCCATGTGTGAATGCTTAGATGACTCTCTGCAAGTAAAGCAAAACCAGTAACTCCTTGTGGTTCAAACTTATGTGTTTCTATTTTTAAAATTTCAGAATGTGATGCTTTTGATGCATGTAACAAACAAAATTTAATATGTTCTTCATCGTCTAATAAACTAAAAGAACAACCCTCTAGTTCAAATAGAATATGCTTCACTTCTTCTCCTTTTGTCTTATCCACTGTTCTTTCATGTATTGTTCTCTACCATCTTCGGTAAAGACATTCTTTTCATAATCATATAAAGGATGTGGTGCAGCACTTACAACAGGATTCTTAGATTCGTTTTTGATGACAATAAATTTATCCTTTGCAAAAGTTCCTGCAATCTGAACTTTTATTTCATCACCATCTTTCCAATTTATTTCACCCTTTAAATTAGTGTGAAGCATTGCTTCTTGTATTTGGTCAATAATTTCTTGTGTAAGTTTCATTCTAATTCAGTGTCTTTTGGTAAATAAACCTCTACAGTAGAGTGACATTTTGGACATGATAGATTAGTAACTATGGCGATGTCTTCACACCCATAGTCTTCACCATCAAAATCTGATCCCCAGATCAGTTCAGTATTACAGTGCCAACATTTCATTATTCAAAAGGTAAGTGTGGTCTAGGAAATTTAATCCTAAACTTTTTAAGAAATCTATCAAGAGCAAAGTCTCCTCCACCATAACAGAGAACACAGAATGCTCCTCCAAAGTATAGCACAAGAAGTTCTAATAGGTAGATATTGAAACCTGCTGTGGCAATCGCATGATAGATTGCAACTGCTATGGTTCCTATGATAGCAAGTGCACCAAGTCTAGTAAACAATCCTGCTATCAATAACCAACTACCATAGATTTCAGAATAAGCTGCGATGTAAGAAGAGAATATTGGAAACGGTAATCCGATAGGTCTTACAAATGCATCTGCAAAGTTTTCTATGTCTGCTAATTTTTCATATCCATGATGTATTAGCATAGTGCCTATTGATAATCTTAGTATCAATAGTCCGAATGATTTCATCCGAATGTAGAATCTGGTTCAAGAGCAATGTAGTAAATTAGATCTTGATTCTTACTAATAAAACGAGATAGTAATTTTTTAGAAACAACTACATCATATGTTCCGGGAAGTATTTTTATATTTTCTACTTTAAAATTGAATGAGAATGTTGAGTCTGTTTCTCCAACAACAATAGAGAAATCATTAGAAGTATCATTCTTTTTATCACGAACAAGAATCTTAACAACACCTTCTCCACCGATAACTGATAGATCTTGAAGTTGATATATGGCTGCTGCCTTAAGTAACTTATCTAATTGATCTGTGCTCAATGTAAATGATACATCTTCACTAGGAAGTTCGATTGGTTTATCTGGAGGAGTAACAATAACTTGAGGGTCTGCGAAGAAATACTTGGATCTCATCTTACCTTCTTTAATTACAACATATCCATCATTGTTGAAATCTAATTCTGGACTCTGATGCAAACCCATTCCATTTAAGAATTGATTTAAGTCATATATACCAAAGTCTTTTGGCAACTCTTCTTTAAGTTGTACTTCTGCAAGGATATTTTTCATCACACTAATTGTGCGAAGTTTTGTTCCTTGTTTAAAAAGAATTGATTGATTGATAGTCGAAAAGTTTTTCAACACAGAAAGTGTGTTGTCAGATAGTTTCATAACCATAGGTCTAAGTTTCATTGTTAAGGCATTTGTTCAAAATTACCAGAAGGCATTGATGGTTCGCCATAATGTCCATCAAAGTGTAATAATAGCATAGCATAATGTACGACTTTCATCAAGTCTTTTTTATCTTTTCCATTCTTACTTCCGTATCTACTGCCATATTTTAAAATATTTGCTTGACAGAAATGAGGTGCAAGATCTCTAGATGCCATCAAGTCTATGGTTTGAACATTACGAAACTCATGTTTAGTTCCTGTGTAATGTCCTTGATATGTTAAAGATACATATTCCTCAATATCTTTTAGAATTTCTTCTTCATGATATTTGTAATAGTGTGCTCTCTTGGGTTCGTAAAAATCCATATCCATTGTATCATAATCATTGAATTGATGTGCATACATATCATCTATATCTGCAAGATCAACATTAAAATCAACATTGAGATCTAGTTCATCGTTACTGTAAAGGTCTGTGCTTATACCTGCGGTATTACCATTACCAACTACACTCTCTGCCCTAGCCCAATCTTCTGGGTCAGTAAATGGATTCTCTGCATTGGGATCATTACGTTTATAATCATACCATGCATCTGAATGTTCTTCTTTCATAGGATAATCCTCATCAAATGTTCCATTTAATATTGATGCTGCTAGACTCCATGCATTAACCATAAGTAAATAAGAAATCGTTTACTAAACTTTCTGCTTTATCTCCACCAAACTTACCTTTCAGATATCCTGATACTGGATCGAGTTTGGTCATGTATGCATCAAAATCTTTATATTGACTAGTATCAACACTAGTCGGTCTTTCTAATTCTAACATCTCTTTATACTTTGTCAAGTAAGTTTTGAACATATCTAAATGATCATCTACTTCAGATGCAGTGCATTTAGCAATGTATATATTTTTTGAAAAGTGATTACCTATTTCAAAGAATCTATAATCTCCTTCATACACAGGCAATCCCTCTACAGAAAATGAATAATTTTCTACAGGATGTTGGAAGTCAAAGACAATAATGACTTTTTTCTCAAAAAATCCCATAAGATCCATACCAAAACATGGAAGGTTACTACCTGTTTTAGGATAGATGATGTTATTGTAAATACAAGTTTTTTCACTGAATATGTCAACCTCTCTTGCTTTAATTATATATGGGTTGGTATAGGTTTTTGCAATAAGACCAGTTCCTTTACTTTCCCACTTAGCCCAAGTTTCTCCATATTCCAAATCAGGAAATATGGAGAAAAGAGTTTGACGATAATTATCCCACAGTTGGTACATCTTTATCATTATGAAGTTGAACAGTATCATCTACCTTGTCATACAACTCAAGGAATGCTTGCTTAGTCTCATCATCAAATCTGTTTACACAAACTTGAATTGCTTTCATCTTATCATTGAAGATAGAGTATGCACGTAAGATGTGAACCAAACGACGAGTAGAGATAATCTCTTCGATACCACCATCATAGAATGTTTTACGAATGATATCACCCCAATCAACAAGTCTTTTACAGAATTGAGTATCAGTAATACCAAGAGTAGATGCGACTCTTCCCAATATCTTTGTTTCGATAGAAGGTGATGGATAATCCTGTTCAAATGTTACTGGGAATCTTTCGAGGAATGCTTCATTGAGCACGTTAGTTCCAATAAATCTTCCGTCGTCTGAACCTTTACCCTTAGTATTTGCGGTGGCGAATATGTTGAATCCGTCTCTTGGCTCAACGTATCTTCCAATCTTTTTAAGGAAAAGACCATTTCCCTCAAGGACGCTCTGAAGGCAGAGGATTTTGTTAGAGGCAAGGTCGATTTCGTCAAGGAGCAAGATTGCACCTCGTTCAAGTGCTTCGATGACTGGGCCATTGTGCCAAACGGTACTGCCATTAACGAGGCGGAAACCGCCAATAAGATCATCTTCATCTGTTTCAATAGTAATGTTTACACGAATAAGTTCTCTTTTGAGTTGAGCACATGCTTGCTCGACACCAAAGGTCTTACCGTTACCAGATAAACCTGTGATGAATGTTGGATAGAATTGTTTAGATTGAATAATCTTTTTTACATCAGGAAAAGATCCAAACTTAACAAATGTATCATTAACAGCAGGTACTAAGTCTTGTACTACTGCAGGTTGTACTGAAGGTGCAGAGAAAGAATTTTCAATATTCTCAACTGCTTTTGTTGTTACTTCTAGATTCCACTTTCCACGACCAACTTTGAAATCATTTAATTTCTTAGTTACTGTCTGATATGCTATGTCATTCATAGCACAAAAACCTTTAACATCAGCAGCAGTAAATTCTGTGCCATAGTTGGATCTTAACCCATCAATAATTTCTTCGCGAGTCATTTTGATTTCAAATAATGCCATAATGTGATTTGTTTCTATATGGCTATTATACTCGATAGAGAGTGATTTTCTATATTATGTAGACACTAATATAATTGTCTACGAACATGCACACACAAGGTTACGATCACCGTGCACATTATCTATTCTGGACACAGCAGGCCAAAATTTATGTTTTGGTTTATTTGGAAAAACTGCTTGTTCACGAGTGTAAGGATATTGCCAAACACCACATACTTCTGATTCAGTATGTGGAGCATTCTTTACTAGATCAGGAATAGTATAGATTTCTCTTTTTATTGACTCCATCGCATCTACAAATCTTTGCAATTCTTTTAATGATTCACTTTCAGTTGGTTCAACCATCATAGTTCCCAAAACAGGCCATGATAATGTGGGAGCATGAAAACCATAGTCCATTAATCTCTTTGCAATATCTTCAGCAGTCACTGGAAGATTACGACAATCAAATATACACTCATGTGCCACCATACCACTTTCTCCCTTGTACAATACTTTAAATGAGTCATCTATCTTATGTGCTAACCAATTTGCAGACAACAATGATATCTCACTCGCTTTTTGTAATCCATCTTTACCCATCATTCTTATATACATCCAACTGATTGGTAAAATACTAGCACTACCTTGAATCGCTGCTGATACTCTATGAGTTACAAAGGGTGTTAAATGTTTAGCAACACCAATTGGGCCAACTCCGGGGCCTCCACCACCATGTGGTATGCAGAATGTTTTATGTAAATTAAGATGACATACATCTGCACCATAATTATAAGGTTTAGCAAGACCTACTTGTGCGTTTAAGTTTGCACCGT